CTTTAGTATCTGTAGCCTTTGCATAACCAGCAAGTTGACCTACATACCCAAAGCCGTCATTTTCATGTAATGACTCAAAGGAATCAAATTTATATTTGTATGACCAATTAGATGCAGATTTTATATCATCAACCTTTCCATCTATTATTAAATCATATGTTCCTGTAATAGAATCTTTGCCTACTTGTAGACTAACCTTATCAGAGTTTTTAAATTCTACATTTGCTTCTTTTAACAACCCTTTAAATATAGCTTCTACAATATCACCTATCATCATATTCATTACAAATGTCGTAGGTTTTGGTAATGCCTTTTCGGGGTGGTTCTTCTCAAACCATAGTTGACATGACGGTCTTCCTATACTCGACATTCGTAATGCAAATTTTCTTTTCTCCTTGTTGTTGAATTGACGGTGCAAAGCATCTTTAATATCATTTGCTATTTGCTCAATCGTATTTTCCCCCATAGAAACACTACCTTGAACAGCATTTGTAAGATACTTATGCACAGCCAACTCTGCTTGATGTTGCATTAGGATACTTCCTCACCTGATTCAATGTCAATAAAATCATCTACAACATCTTTGTCTACCTGTTTCATATTATTTTTACTCTTGTACTCCCACTCTTTTACAATAATATCATTGCAAACTTGAATGAAGTCTAAAAATAATGAAAAAGATTTTTGGTCATCCTCACTTAACTTAATAGGTTTGGATAAATCTAATTCAGCAACAGGTAAATAATAAGAAATTGAACTATTACCTTTGCTGTTCCCTTTTATAGAGGACATATTAATATTATACTGTGGTAACAGTTGTTTCATTTCTGTTAGTTTAGCAAAAGGAACTCCCATTAATTTAAAAGCTTCTCTGTTATCTACTTCCCATATAAAAGGAA